TCCGGTTGTTCAAGGCGCGCGCAATGCATCTGGTTCTTCTCAGGTTTACAATGCTGTGTCAGTGTATAGTTTTCAGAGATTATCTTCGGCTAAAGGTGAATGGAAATATGGAGAGTCTGCCCAACCTGTTGCAGTTTCTCACAAGTTCATTGATGATCAATCGTTCGGCGTGGGGCAGGATAAAGCTTATTTCAAGCGAGGACAAACAGTGACATTGACTGATCTCAGCGTTAATGAGTTTTATTGTTATATCACTGACTTTGTGAATGCCAAATACGACACGAGCTTCAGTGAATGGCGCCAAGCCGTGACGAGATCCCAATTGAAAGCGCAAATGGGGCGGTGCCTTTGTGCTAATGGAATTACGTTGTCTCAATGTTGTAAATGCGCTGGCCCACATGAGTTTAATCCTTACACAGGCAACTTGGCTGTGTTATGTCCCGTTCTACGAGGTGATCGTAACAAAGATCTGAATCACGATGAGTATGCCAGTTTCGAAGAGAGGTCTGTGCTCTGCGGCTTGCAAAAGATAAATGATAGAGTTCTCCATCTTTTTAAGGTTATGGTCCAGTCTCCTACTTTGCGTCCGGTCACGAGGACCATTTTTAGGGAGTTGGATCTCTTATCCGTTTTTAAGGCCCATGAGACTGGTCAGCGCTGGGCTTTTGCCGAACGCACCGGTGCTTTTATAGAACCAGCCACTCTGGATTACCTTCTTAAAGTGTCCGCAGGTGCCGTAAGGCAATCCCCTTCCACCTTGGAAACTTGGTGGACAGAACAGTTTGACCCTGGTTTCTCTCTTGCTCATGCCTACTTTTTGTTGGTTCGTTATCTGGTGTTCACACCTAGTGTTTCTTCGCCTGAGAAGCTAGCCACGGATCGCCCTGGGCCCGAAGATAGCAAGAACAGCACCATACGCATGTTGCATCAATCTATCTACGCTTGTGGTATTGATTGCAACGGAATTCCTCTTGTTAATCGTCTGACTGAAAAGGCTAGGACTATGACTGCCCCGGAAGTTAATGCTCCTCAGGCAACTCTCATTTCGTTGACCAAGTTGTGGATATTTTATTCGCTGTTGGATTGGCCCACAAGGCATGTTCCCTTGTCAGGTAATAAGGTGTCACCTATCTCTTCTAGTCAGCTGAGTGAGAGGTATTTCAAACTTGACGAGTTGGCGCCCGGTGCTGATTGGTTGTTGGGTGCTTGGAAAGCACATGCTCTGTCGCCTGAATCGGCTCCCGACATTTTTCATCGTTATGCGTTCAGCAGGAATACGTATGTGTTGGATTTTGTTCATGCTTTCACTTGGTCCAGTGACAACGCCGATGTTTTTAAAGGATGCACCGAACTCGTTACCAGCCCTGGTTCATCATATTACTACAAGGATCTCCGAGATTCCGTTTCAGATTTCTTTGCCGTTAGAGGTGAGTCAAACATGGGCAGGTTCACTCGCTCAGCCCAACGACGCTTGATTGAGGCTGATTCCATGGAAATGCATGGTGGAGACGATGAGGAACATAAGGACTCTCGCGGCCCATATGGATTGTATATGCCTGGTCAAGGAAGCGGAGTCCCAGACTATTCTCCTAATCCGTTTGCTGTTGCTATTGATTGCATGGTTGGTACGGGGGCTTACACTCGTCAGATCAGTGATGTGGTCCAAATGACCTTGGAAGACGCCAATCTGAGGCCTTGTCAAGTTGACGAGGCAGGTAAGGTTCGTGTTCCAATCACGGATGACCCCGTGGTTGTTGAGAGCAGGAGAAAAGACGGCACTTCAGGAGATTATGGCACTTTTAGCAATCCGTGGGAATTTGACCAGGTCAATGCTGATCGACTTGTTACTTCGTATAATGGTTGCTGCACTGGTATTGCCGTGTTGCGCGGGAATGGTCACCGGAAGGTTTATCATGATCATAACTGCAGGCTCTGCAAATCCGTCAGAGCCACTAAGGTTTTGATGGACATTAATAGGCCAGTTCATGAATCTTTGTGGCGTTGTCGTAGTCTTCCTCCCAGGATGAGACGTGAAATCTCAGCAATTGCGTGCACAGACGCTTTTCACGGGATAGAGCCATTTTGGCTCGCTGATTGCAACGGGGTCCCTCTTGCCAAACATCAATGGGATGCTCGCATTGCTTCGTACCGACCACACCAACTTACATCTCTTCACATAGGTGTATGGAAGAACGAGGATGGGTGCGATAGTGATCCTTATCCCGAACGGTACCCTGACAGAGTTCCACCCGAGAACGTGAGGGCAACTTGGAATGGCAGACGTTGGGCCAACCGCTGGGATATGCCAGGTTCTCCGTTTGCCGATGTTGACGGCGTCAGATCAGAACCGCCGAATGCTGAGCCTTGGCTGAAGCCTGGTGAATATAGACCCACTCCTTTGCCATATGAGTCTTATAAGCATTTGATACGCCACAAGGGCCAGATTGTCGATTGTCCTGAATGGGCCGACCCTGACGTTTGGTGGCAGCATAGTGGGCAAGTTCGCCCCATGTATATCATGAATGCAGTTGATGAATGGAAGTGGTCCTTTAACAAGTTTTTGACCAAGCTTAGGGAACAGGCACGAGCAAGCAGGTTCAAGCAGATTAGCCCTTTCATGAAGAAAGCAATTTTAGCCGGTTTGGCAACCACTCTTGGTGGTGGGGCTTTATATTTGATTTGCAAGACAGTCCTTAACAAAGGGGAAAAAGACCCTGAGGATTTTGTGCCACATGGGATAGCCTCAGCTATACCCGCTGGCAAGGCGTATTGGGATGACAACAGCCTCAAATCTTTAGGAACAGCTTCTTCTGTTCATAACCAGAGCAACGTGACGATTGGTTCACATGGACGAACTCCCAAAGCTCTTGTGCATGCGTTAGCTGGTTTGAACCCCAGTGACAAACTCTCAAGGATTTGTAAGGTCAAGTTGGAAGTGGGCTCCATGTATGCTATTATGGTTGACGCCACTACATTTGTTATGCCCTCTCATGCTTTCGCCAAGGTTGATTTAAGAGACGATAAAGAGGTTCCCATTGATGTGTCCGTTTATTTGACATCGACAAAGACATGGCTGACTCACAAAATTAAGGTGTCTAGCAAAACTGTTGTTTTCTCTGATGTTTCTGACGTGTGTCGGGTGTATCATGGGTTGGGCCTTTTCACTTCTTTGAAACCTTTGGATTGTTATTACAAACAAGCGCCCCAAGGGCCCGTTCACGTCAAAGCTTCTTACTTTAAGACGAGCTCTCCTGATGGGCATTGGGAAGTTGTGGAGGACGCCACGTTTGTGAATGATCATAAGGATCTCCAGTTCCATGGTGATAGTCCCACGTGTTTTCCCAAAGTTGAGAGCATCAAACCTCACTTGCGTGGAGCACCTATGCTTGAATGCTATGCTAGATTGACAGAGCCTGGGCACTATGACAGGAAACATGGTGAATGTGGACTACCTTGCGTTATGAGTGCTGGGAGCAGACATCCCACTGTCGGGTTTTATATTGGACGCATTAGTCCTGGCTCTTCTGATGGTGTTTCCAGGAGCTATGAGACATATGTAGCCCTGACTGCTAACTTTATGCGCGAGTCTTGGAATGAATTGCACAAAGTTTCCCTTGTAAGTGGTGGCGTGAAGAGCACAAATCTTGGTTCTTTTGCTGCCACGTTTACTGGGCACATGCACTCCGTAGTCCAGGGCTTTGATGAACCGGATTATGAACTGCGGCTGGCTGAGTCAAAGAAAAGAGCTGGCAGTAACATCCGATTTGGGCGTGGCCAAGCTGACTTCCATAAGTATATGCCTGGTCAAGAAAGCGGGGAAAACGTTGCCAGAGACACAGAAATGTTTAAGTATTCTGGTTCTAAATCTGGCATACATGCTTCCCTTCCTATATTTGAGGAGCAGAAGGTAATGGGTGTTTACCCAAGCCACAGTGGAGTGCGTGGTATTTATCCAATTGTGGGTTCAGAAAATGACATATTCTTTTACCCTGAGCTCCTTCATCTAGGAGTCACCCCATGGATGGATGAGACTTTGCATGAAACCTTTGGAGGTGAACTCATCTTTGGTATGGTAGGTCCCGGTGAAGAAACAGCTGAGGGTAGTAAAACCTCAATGGGTCTCGGTAAGGAGGTTGCCAAAAGTATGATACATGCTTACATCCCGGCGCCCCTTATTAAGGAATCCTCTTCGCGCCTTTTGTCCCATTATGTTGACGTCACCTCATCGATATTAGATGGCAAGGAATTCCCCCATGATCACATGGTAAAGTTATTGCATGCGACGGTTGAGCAACAATTCGCCGGCGTTCTTGATGATGACGGAGAACTTATTATGCCCAAGATGGATCACACGAGTTCATGGGGATCTAATAATAAGCCTATGACAGGCTCGAGTAAGCGTGATGTTTATGAGATCACAGAGGATAGGGACCTCATGATACTTGATGGAGCTGGAGCAGCCTGGGAAGCTTTTACAGCCTCACTTTACTGTTTGACATGCGGGGTTTTGCCTGACAATCAGGTTATGACATGCTTCACCAAGCGTGAGTGTTATCCAGTGACAGGGTCGGAGAACCTCTTTGCTTACGATAAGCATGATGATGTTTTGTCGTTTTATTCTTCAGTTTTGGGTGAAGAAAAAGCAAAGGCATTGCTAGCTTGCAAACCCTTCGAAGATCAAAAAATGAGAGATATTTTTCATTCTGTTGAGGGGCTGAAAGTTAAAATAAAGTCGCGGCTTGTGTCAAATTTGCCTGGTAGTATTAACGTTGGCTTTCGCATGTTCTTCCTACCTATCTCCTACTTGTTGATGCGTTATCCCATTGAGTATGATATGGTCGCAGGGCTTGATATGGGTTCTTGTCATTTTGAGCAGAGCACTAACCAGATTTTTCATGATGGATATGATGCCAAAACCGGAAAGCATCTTGTTTTTGATGCTGATGTTAGCGCCTGGGATAAAATTATGCCTGCCGCTTTAACGCGACACACACTGATGGTGTTTGTGGAGTTGGTTTTCGCAATACATAAGTATTATGGCACTTTCAATGAGAGACTGGTGCTGTTTTCGGAAGCCCTGATGCGCTGGTGGGATGAGATGACTCTTTTTTATGGTGGCGTCGTTCTCCCCATCTCCGTCATGCCTTCGGGTTTTGTGATGACGCTTCCAATGAACTCGGCTATGAATCAATTGCTTGCGATTTGCAATATATTGCGATTTGCTCAGAAGGAAGGATTAGATCCGCCGGCTGATCATACCACTTGGATAAGGCATAAAGCGCTTGGTGATGACAGCCAGACTGCTATAAAACCAGCCTTTGCAGCAGCATGTCGCAGGGCAGGGATACCGGTTTACAGCGCAGTTGAGTTTTCCGAGGTAATGCTGGAGTTTGGTATAACTTCAACTCTTGGAGATAAATCTGATGGTGCAAATTTGCGCTACCAGGAACCGGCGAAGTTGGTGTTCCTTCAGCATGTAATGTATTACCTCAAAATCCCTGCTTATACCATTAAGGAAATAGAGGAAGATCCAAGTCGTCGTGATGTTAAGGTATTGGTGGCAGCCGCGCCATTGAAGGCTCCTGTTTTGGTTAAGATGTTAGCTAAACAGGATTCATCTTCTGTTGTTGACCCGAAATTCCTTTTGCGTGACCAAGTTTACATCTTATTGGGCGAATTGGTTCCTTATGGAAAGAGACGATTTGATAAATTCGTTTCCGCCGTCCGGAGGTTCCAGCATCCTTATTGGAAAACTGAGGAGATGAATTTTGAGTATGAGACTCATTTCAATTGGAATTTTTGGCTTGATAGGTACGTTCAAAAATTTTGCCGTAATGGAAAGTTGGACCCGGCCATAATTCGTCAAAGGGAGCGAAACAAGGTATCTTTTGAAGTCCTCAAGAAAGAGCTCAACCCTAATGGGATTGAGGAGCTCGATTATGAGGCCTTAACCTAACGGTAATGGAGCGTGGGTGCGCTCCTTAAATATACACCCAATTTTATGGTTGGCACCATGAACGGGTCCTCTGGACTGTTCGAACGCTCTTTTTCATTCACGATCCGCTTAGTTTTCCTTCCTTAGTTTTGCGTGGGTGAAATCGTATTAGGAAATGTTGTGCTAGTGCGAGATATTCGGTCTGATCTCGTACCTTATTTTAGACCTGCAAGTTTATCAGAAACACAGACGACTGCTGACGTCCAGATTCAGCAGACATTCGCTTTTGATGATAGCGAAAAACAGTTTATTCAGACTGTTAGGGAGGGTGAAGATCCCTCCCATGATTGGGGATCTTACTCTGATGTTGATTTAGCAAATTGGCTTGAGAGACCCATATTGGCCACGACCAAGATTTGGAATGTGGGAGATCCTTTTCCGGAGATATATTTTAATCCCTGGTCCGCCTTTTTAGACAGCCCAAGTGTGGCCCAAAAGCTGTCAAATTTTTACCTGCTGCGTTGTAAGATGCATATGAAGGTGATCGTTAACGGTTCTCAGATGCATTATGGTAGGGGTCTTATTTCTTATAGACCGCTCCTCTCTGAGCCTGGGGAGGTTTTCCAGAAGATTGGTGCCATTGAACCTTTTGGACAGATAGGTTATGATGACTCTACTAATTTGAACCTTAGCAATCCTGAGGAAGTTTGCATTATGACTCAAAGCCAATGGCCCAAAATCTTTATTGACCCAGGGCAGTCCATGGGCGGTGAGATGGAGTTCCCTTTCTTTTTTGGAGCAAACTGGTTTAGAATTCCCAACAGAGATTGGGTTGCTAACCCTTCCGCTTTGAATACTGGCATGACTGTGCCTGGAGGAGATGGCTCAGTTAACACCGTCAATGGGCCACCACCCAATATATCTTTGGGCCCCTACGGTTGCAGGAAGATGCACATGGGAGTGGTCCATAGTTGCAATTTGGCTGAATTGAAGCATGCCAATGGAGCTGACGATCCAGTAACTATTCAAGTTTTCTTGTGGGCCTCAGATGTGAAATTTTCCGTGCCGACAGCAGTCCCTCATCCAGCGGTTGATGCCCTCTCGGTCACGAGTGAGGCCGTTTTTGAGCCACATATGCGTTCTGTTTATGTTCCAAATTTTTTGGGTGATTTGGCCAAGCCCGCTTCTCCAGATATAGCTGGTAGGTTGGAAGTGGGAGACTCTTCTCTCGCCACGGATGAAGCAACGGTAGGCCTGGGCAAGACTGATGAAATGTCGATTTCTGCAATCGCTCAGCGTGAGTGCTGGTTGGATCGCTTCACGTGGGCAGTAGATGACCCGGCTGAAACGCCAATTTGGTCGTGCAGGGTTACACCACAGTATTTTAAGCGTCAGCAGAGTTTCAGTGAGAATGTATCCGGCATTCCGTGCATGCAGCCGACGCCTTCAGCCTATGCTTCTTTGCCTTTTGGTTATTGGCGTGGCTCTATGAAGTACCGGATTCAGGTTGTTGCCTCCAATTTGCATAGAGGGCGGCTTCGCATCGTTTATGATCCTGTTGCCGACATTCATGCTCGTTCAAACGTCAATAATTATCCTGAATCTTTGATGAATCAGCAGTATAGTCGCACTGTTGATATAGCTGGAGATTCTGGCAGAGATTTTTGTTTTGAAGTGGGTTATATGCAAGAGAAACCTTATTTGTCCCTTTTGCAGCTGGAAGCGAGAAATAGTGAGGGGCTTAATAACCAGAATTTTGATTGGAATAATTATGGCTCACTTGTCCCTACTCCTGCTAGTGGCAATAGGTTGGCCCCTACTCAGACCACCAATGGTCAGATAACAATTTATGTGTTGAATAGGTTGGCTGTTCCAGCCACTGGGCCTGATATCAACAATGACGTTAAGGTCAATGTTTTCACATCTGCCGGCGAAGACATGGATTTTCAGATGCCCACGGCCAGAAATCTTGACATGATGTCCTTTGTGGATCCTACCGGTTTTCCAATCAATTGGCGCAATGATTCTGATGGTGTTCCCGAAGCACTCGGCAATGAAGCTTTGCGCCGCAAGGAAAAGTTCCCCAAGAAGATGAAGAAGAAGAAGACGGCCAGATTTGAACCCCATATGGACGGTGGAGATAATTCCGCAGCCATGGGCGCAACTGAGATGGAAAATGTGCCCACTGAGCCTCCCACAAAGGCATGGATGGGCGATTGTTCACAGTCAGCTTCTTCAATGTCTATGGTTACTTTTGGTGAGAAAATGGATTCTTGGATGGACCTTATGAATAGATGGCAGCTTTATAACCGCGAAGTCTATTGTCGCGAGGACTATCCTGTGGTTGATTCTCCGGATAGGGGAGAGGACGAATACACTGTCCTCACTATTATACCGGATTTTCCTCCTTTTCCAGGACCTGCACCAATGAGTTCGAAGTGGAACGACAAGACATCTTACCCTTCTTTTCCGCTTCCAACGGTCGGGCCTTTTATAGATGGCACTTCCGTCCCGGACGGGGATGATGATGTTGCCGATAACTTTGCCTTCAATGTTGCGCCAGCCGGCAAGTTTTGGCTCAATGCTCCGCTTGACCAGGTACCCTTGCCAGGTGCTGTTTATGCTGACAGCGCCACGTTGTTAAAGGTTAACCCGGGTCAACTCACCATGATGCATTTTGTATCTAGGATGTTTTTGGCCAGGAAGGGTGCCATTAGGAACAAATACATTTTAGATGGCAATACTGCCCCTGAAGGTACCACTGGTACCCAAATCATGTCGGTTAAGCGTTTACCTGATTCTGGGGTTATAAGTGGCAACACCTATTTTGGTGGTGATGTTGGCAGTTCCTTGAGCAACGCGCAGAACGCCTTGGAAACCACACAGGTTCGTTACGGCATGCCTGCTTATGGAGGCTTTTGGAGCCAAGCAAGCTGCAGGGTTGAAAATGCCAGCAGCAGTACATATACCTCCGTGTTCGGGGCCCCGAATGTTGCAAAGGCCCAGGCTTTGAATGGATCCATGCAAACGGGAACTTCGAATTCTGAGGCCCCGAATTGGTTTAACCCTCTTACTTACCCCGCTGAGGGAAACTATGCGCCCCCATTGACCCAGACCACAGCTGTTGCTGGCACTGTTGGCAAATCAGATTTGATGATGTCCAATACTTATGATGGTACTCACGTCACTACTTCACTCCAGCAACCTGTGATTGAGGTTGAGATCCCATTTTATGTCAATTCACGCTTCATCAAGAATGATTTGGTTCTCAACAACACGCGTGGCGTTCAAGCCCACGTGCTTAAATATGAAACTCATTTGAGAAAGACGCTTGGTGAGGATGTAGTGGACGAAGCCAGCACGATTACTTATTTTGAAAGGCACGTTCGCCCTGGTAAAGATTTTGCTCTTTACTATTTGGCTAATGTACCACATATTGTTATGCTTGGCAACTTCCGCTATCAGACGGTCGCCGGTCTCGGTGGTGAAGGCACTTTGACTTCTTGTGCTTATGGTTCTCTTCGTTACCGTTCAGCATGCCGCCAGAGCACTTCTGCCTACAGGGAACCAGGGATTACACCTGTTCCATCAAACACTGGTTCAATCAACACTTATCCTCAAGATACGTATTTTTATGACTTGCCAATTTTGGCTCAGACTTATCCGCTGAATATTCCGTCCTCCGCTTTTTAGTTTTCCAGTAGTTTTTCTTTAGCGCGCTTTATGTGCCAGCGCTTTATTAGGCACACGCATGATTGTGTTGTCATGCCCACCTCATTGTATCATATTACCGGTGCGAACCCGGCAAGGAACAGAGAAAGTTAGTGTTCCAGAGGTGCTTTAAACACGAAAGCTCATCCACCTTGGCAAGGTGGGAGCAACCAGAAAAGTTGGTTGCTCGAGCAAAACTCGCTTAAAACAAGTCCGTTGTTTTTTGCGGGCTTGCCCCTTTTATACGAG